TTATGATATGAAACCTCCTGTTGGAGGATATTTTGACGATAAAAGTCCTGTATGGAAACAATCAACTCACACATGGTCTACCGAAAGAAGAAAGAAATTAAACGGAGGATGGAATTCAAGAGTTAAAAATGCAGCCAGAACAAATACTCTTGAATCGACTTTAATTAATTTTTGGCATGTTCATAGTGCCGATATTGGTCAATATATAGATGGAAGTATACCCCCAAACTTTCAAACACCGATTGCAAATTATTCTAAAGAATTTCATAAAAATACCCCTTGGGATTTAAATAAACATTGCTTTTTAGGAGAACATTTAAAAGGATCTGCTTTTGGAATTGATACACATGATATTATAGGAGATTATTCGTTAATACTTTTACATTTCAGAAATTCTCCCCAGAATACAGAAGGAGATTATGATTGGGAATTTAAAAAAATTAATGAAATAATGGAAAGTTAAAATGAATATTGTAATAATACAAGAAGCTGGTAGACATGAAGGAAATAAAATTTTCAGAGAATGTTTAAATTTACACAGAAGTTTTCAAAAAATAGATGGGGTACAATCTATAGTTTGGGGATTAAACTATCCAGATTTCTCCACCCCCTTTTCAGAAATAGAAAAGTGGGCAGATGTATTGTTAATTCTAGAAAATTATCACTCTTGCTTTTTACCTATAGAAGAAATATCTAAAAGTAATAAATTAAAAATTTTTTGGAGTATAGATAGTCATTTTGCCTTATACGAACACCAAGAACTATGTAGATCATTAAAAATAAATTTATTACTAAATTCTTCAGAACAATATATTCCGAAATTTGATGGATTGATAGAAAAGGCAGCATGGTTTCCCAACGCATATCCAGACGATTTAATTTTTCCTATAGATTGCGAAAAAAATGTTAATTTAGGATTCTGTGGAAGTGTAGGAAGAAGACAAGAGTATTTAAGTTATTTGGATAAATTCAACATACAGAAAGATATTGATATAATAGGCTATGCTATGGTAGATAGAATTAATTCATATAAGATACACTTCAATAGAAATATAGCAGATGATGTAAATTACAGAACCTTTGAAACCGCTGGGTGCAGAACTCTTCTTTTAACTAATCATACTCCAAATTTAGAAAAATTATTTAAAATAGACGAAGAAATTATAGTCTATGAAACTTTCGATGAATTGGACGAAAAAATTTCTTACTTGTTAAATAATGAACAAGAACGAATAAAAATAGAAACTGCTGGATACAAAAGAGCAAAAAAAGATCACACTTATTTAGAAAGAGCAAAAATGTTATTAGAGTTAATTAAAAATTGATTATATTATTATAGGTGATATAATAGGGAGTTGTGAAAACCGTTAATTTCAAACAGATAAAAATTAAAAACTTCCTTTCTATTGGAAAGGAAGAAGTCTTCTTAGATTTTACTTCTGGCATTAATCTTATTACAGGAGAAAACCATGATAAGGGCGGAAGAAACGGAGTAGGCAAGAGTTCTTTGATCGAATCTATCTATTGGTGCTTGTTTGGTAACACTATTCGAGACATTAAGAAAGATAAAGTACTCCATAACCAAAGCAAGAAGGGATGTGAGGTTATTTTAGACTTTGATATCGAAACAGGAAAGAACAAAAACGTTTATAGGATCACAAGGAGCCTTGAACCAAACAAACTCGTTCTAGAGGCATTCTCGGCTATGCATTCGGATGATATATCACTCTCGTCTATGCCTAAAACGGATGAATATATCAGAGATTTGATTGGTGCAAACGAAGAAGTCTTTCAGAACTCAGTAATCATGACCGCGAACGGAACAATTCCGTTCATGGCACAAAAGAAAATAGACAAGAGAAAGTTTATCGAAGGAATTTTGGATCTTGGTATCTTTGGAGAGATGCTCTTGAAGACAAGAGCAGAATATAACGACAAAAAGAAAGAAAACGATCTTGTAGGAAAAGATTTTAATAGTGAGCAAAGAGTTTTGGACATATTAAAAGAAAATAAAGAAGGTTTTGATGAGAGTAAAGTAGATAGAATTAAAATTATTTCTGCTAAAATAGCAGTTTCATCAAAAGATCTTCAGTATCTGAAGGATAAAAATATGGAAGATGGTTTTATTCTTAAAGCTAAGATAAAAAACCACGAAGCACATATAGAAACATTAAAAGAACTTGTGGAAGATACAAACACAAAGGCAGTAGATTATAGAGAGAAAAAAGTAGAAGCACAAAATATAATCGCCCAAGCAAAAAAAGAAAAACAAAAGATTTTAGACAAAGGAAATACATGTCCTACTTGTAATAGAGACTATTGCAAAGATGATTTGACTCATGTAGAAGCTGAAATCAAAAAACTTGATGATATTATCGACACAAATACTCCTATTTTTGACAATTATAAAGAACTTTTTGATATTAGTATTAAAATAGGATTAGAAGCAAAAGAAAAACTAGAAAGTAACCGAACAGAAGTTAAAAAAATTAATGAAAGTATTTCTGAAGCTTCATTGCATGAACAGAAGATGAGAACTTTGCTGGATAAGATTGAAGAATATAGAGAAAATATTAAAGAAATCAAAAACGAAACCTTTAAAGATGACAAAAAAATAGAAACTTCCAAAGAAAAAATTAAAGAACTAGAAAATAAAATTGAATCTTTACAAAAAGAATTATTAATTTTAGAAAATGCAAAGTTTGTTGTCTCTGAAGAAGGCGTAAAGACATTTATTGTTAAGAAAATGCTCAATGTTTTGAATTCTCAATTAAATTATTATTTGAAAGCATTGGAAGCTCCCTGTAGTTGTAATTTTGATGAGATGTTTGAAGAAACTATCTATAATGATGCAGGGAAAGAATGTTCTTACTTTAATTTTAGTGGGGGAGAGCGTAAAAGAATTGATGTAGCAGTTATTTTTACTTTTCAAGACATTTTGAGAAGCCAATCTAGAACTTCATTTAATCTTAACATGTATGATGAGCTTTTAGATGCTGGTTTAGACGATATTGGTATTGAAAAAACTTTGGATATACTTCGTGATAAAGTTAATAAGCATAATAATGCAATTTATATCGTTAGCCACAAAGCTTCTACAAAAAATAATATAGATAATGTAATTTTATTGAAAAAAACTAATGGAGTTACTAGTATTGCTAGTTGAAATGTTGAGTAACAATTATTAGTATACAAAACAAATATGATTAAGATTAAAAATGCACCGACAAATCCAATACCAAATACTTCTAACAGTATTGTATATGAGTACAGACCAGTATCAGTTGGTATTCCTCATGCTCCACAGGGTATGCCGATGGGATTTCCTTCTTATAGTTATATTTCTCCCACTCCAATAAGCGTTCCTTCTGCTCCCACATTAGAAATGCCCGAAATGTCTCTACCAAGAGCCATTAATTACTATGCAGACTATGGTGGGTGTGGTTATTGGAGGATGATATGGCCCGAATTTTGCCTCAATAGTTATCAGAAAATGTGTATTTCGGGTTTAACTGCAATGGTAATGGATGTAAGATTCTACCAAGGCATATCTGCGATAAGAATGCAAAGACAGGCAACCCCAATTCAAAATGCTTTTATCAAAGAATTAAAGAAAGCACAGCCACAGATGGGTTATAAATTAATCTATGAAGTCGATGATATCGTCTTCAAGGACGATATCCCAGATTATAACCGTTGTAAAGAAGCCTTTGTAAGCCAAGAGATAATTGATAATATTCTAGACATCATGTCAAACATGGATGAGATTACAGTAACCTGTCAGTACATGAAAGATTACTATATTAATAAGACGGGCAATAAAAATATTACGGTGATTCCAAATTATCCTCCAAAATTTTGGCTCGATAGATTTTATGATAAAAAACGTGTGGAAGAACTCTATGATAGACATAAAAAGCGTCCTAGAATCCTTTATGCCGGTTCTGGAACCCATATTGATGTAATCAATAAGACAGGAATGAACGATGATTTTGCTCATGTCGTTGAAGACATCATCAAAGCAAGAAAGAAATTCAAGTTTGTATGGAAAGGTTGCTTTCCTCTTGCTGTAAAACCATTTATTGATAATGGAGAAATGGAATTTATCGATTGGTCGCAACTTATGGATCTCCCACAAGGCATTCAAAAAATTGGAGCCAATGCAACATTTGCCTCATTGCAAGATAATGTTTTTAATAAGTCCAAGAGTAACATCAAAATGATTGAATCTGGAGCTTTTGGTATGCCCGGAGCTTATCAAGACCTTTGTACCTATGATGGAGCTGATTGTAAGTTCAAGTCTGGTAAAGATTTGATTGATCAGCTTGAGTATATTACATCTGATTTTGATAGATACATGAAACTATCCGACAAATCTCGTAAATTTACCGAAAGTCTCTGGTTAGAAGATCATTTGGATGAATATCAAGCCCTTTACACAACAGCATGGGGATCAAAAGAAAGAAAAGAGATGTCTCCTATTCTGATTGCAAATAACCAAGATCAAGATTTCGTTGACGGATAATGTTTTCGTGTTATTATTGAGCAATGGCATGGAGAAATATCTACTACAATAATAGAAATCAGTCTATTCATTTGTGGACTTGGGATGAGAATGGTAATCGTGTGAAGTATGAGACTTCATACGAGCCATATCTCTATATAGAGTCATCTACTGGCACTGATGGAGTTTCTATTTTTAATACTCCACTGAAGAAAAAATCTTTTAAGTCTAATTTTGATAGAAAAAAGTTTGTAGCCGAAACTCCCCTCAAGATTTTTCACAATCTTGCCTGCGAACAGCAATTTTTGTTGGATACATACAAAAATGAAGTGGGGAAATTAGGATTTGGTACTCAACCTCTTAAAGTTTTTTTGTTTGATATCGAAACTTATAGTAAAGGAGCCTTTCCTGTTCCAGAAAAAGCAGAAGACCCAATTAATCTTATCACTATCTTCGATACGTTGTCCCAAAAATATTATACATGGGGATTGAAAAAGTATAATCCAGTAGATTCGGATGTAACATATTTTTATTGCAAAAGTGAATACGAACTGATCAAAAAGTTTTTAGATTTCTGGGAACAAGACCCACCAGACATGATTTCTGGCTGGAACTCTGAAGGGTTTGATGTTCCTTATGTCGTAACTCGGATAAACAATCTTATGGGCATTGAAGAAGCTGCAAGATTGTCTCCTGTTAAGAATATCTACTATCTTGAAAATGCCGAAGTCGATAAATATGGAAAAGTAATTAGTAGATGGGTAATTGATGGTATTAGTCATATCGATTATATGAAAGCATATAGGGCTTTTGCTAGAAGTGATAGAGAGTCTTATTCTTTGGGTTATATTGGGCAATATGAACTCGGAGAAAGCAAGATAAACATTGGTGCAACCAATCTTGCAGACCTTTCTGACGTAGATTGGGACAAATTTGTCGATTACAATATACAAGATGTTCGTCTTTTGGTTAAATTAGATCAAAAGCTCAAATATATTAAGTTGATTCGCACTCTTTCTTACAAAGGATTCATTAAGTTTGAGCAATCTCTCAAGAAAGTAGCTATGATTAGCGGTGCAGTTGCTTATCAAGCAGCTATGGATGGCAAAATCATTCCAACATTCAAGCAAGAAACCGAAAGAGAAAAGTTTGATGGTGGTTATGTGCATGAACCGGTTCGAGGAATGTCTAATTCTATTGTAAGTTATGATGCAAACAGTCTATATCCCAATACAATTATTACTTTAAATGTCTCTCCAGAGACAAAAATAGGTAAAATTACCCATATCGAAGGAAAAAATTATCACTTATTGCTTGCTAATAATAGAACCGTAGTGCTTCCGAAAGAAAAATTTGATAGACTCGTCGAAAAAGAGAAGCTTTCTATATCAAAATATAATGTTTTATATACACAAAAGATAAAAGGAGTAGTTCCAAAATTGATTGATCGTTTGTATTCGGAGAGAGTAGAAGCAAAAAACAAAATGCTGGAGCTTCAGAAGACATTGGATCAAATAAAAGATAAGAAAGAACAAGAAAAGACCGAAGAATTGATTCTTGATCTTGATACTCAGCAATATGTTTACAAAATTGTACTTAATTCTATCTATGGAGTCTTTGCACAAGTACATTCTCCATTGTTTGATATTGATCATGCCGCAAGTATTACCTTAACTGGTCAAGCAAGTAGCAAAGAAGCAGCAGATATTGTGATGCAGTATACAATTTCTAAAGGATTTAATTTCAAGAAAGATGAAATTTACAAATATGGTGATACGGATAGTGCTTATATTTCTATCCAGCCTCTTTTAGATCATT